GAATTAAAAAAGAATTATGGTAAATATGCTTTTGGTTAAATTATTTTAATATATTTGAAATCTAAAACAAAACAAAATGAAACTAAATGAAATGATTAAAATGCAAGCCGAGTATTACGCTGCATTCGGCGGTGACGGCATGAGTGGTGAATCTTATTTCGCATTCATGGCAGGCGCAAAGTACGCGCTTCAATTATTAGCTAACGAAATAAATGATGAGTTATGAGTAAAAAACAAAGTTGTGTTGAGTGGTTGCAAGCCACTGAATTAGAAAGAGATTTGACTCTTGGAGATTGGAATAAAGCCAAAGAAATGTATAATGATCAACTAAAAAAACTTTTGAAAATAATTGACTGGTATGACAATCATGGAGATGTTAGACCAAACAATGAAACATATTCTTGGTTTATTGAATTATGGAATGAAACATTTGGAGGACAAGACAATGAGTAAACAAAGCAGTGTTGAATGGTTATTTTTTGAACTATTATACACACCAAAAGACAAATTTGATTGGAATACAATTTTGAGAAAAGCCAAAGCAATGCACAAGGATGAAATGGAAAGTGCTTACTTATGTGGATCAGCTGATAGCTTCAATGATGAAGGCGATTTTAAAAAATACTACAAAGAAACATTTGAAGAATAAGATGAAAACTGAAATAACAAAAGACGAATTAGAAAAAGTAAAGGTGTTAAACCTTCTCATGTGGTTGCAAGCGTCCATTTACGCAGGCGATGAATGCGAGACAATAAAATGGTTTTACAACCATCAAACGAAGATGCTATTGAAACGATTAAACGAGAGTATTCAACGTGAACATGGCAAAACGATAACCGCGTTGTGGAATGCAGATGGTGCAATACTGCCCGAAATAACTCGCCAAATAGACGATTTCACGTTTGAAATGGCGAATTATGGTTATTGGATGCTTCCAGAATTAACGGAGTACATCCGTAAACAAAAAGAAACACAACCAAAAATTGAAGTAATATGAATATCACACACGACTTTGACAACCTGCAAAGCGATACCTACAAAGAAGTCATTACCGATCTAATCTCACGCGAAAAAATGGGACGAATGAAGTACGGAGTAACGGTGGACAAAGCAAATTTGAGCGAACAGGAATGGTTAAACCATGCGTACGAAGAAGCGTTGGATTTCGCTATCTACCTAAAAAGATTAATGAAGTTAAAAAAATGACGTTGATACCAATCGAATAAAGAGTGGCATTTCGCCACTTTTTTTTGCGCTTTATTTCCTTACTTAATCCCTCGTTTAATTCCTTATTTAACCCCTCGATTTGCATGATATAAACTGCATTACGCTCGTTAATCTGATTTAATGAATGATTTATCATGCTCAAATTTTGATTATCGCTAATAAGATATTCGAGTTTAGCAACACCCAACACAACCAATCTTTTTTCTTTACTTATCGAATCCAGTGCGCTCGTAATTGCGTAGCTTTTCAATGGCTTTTGTGTATGCACTATCGATGGCAACAGAATCATACAAATAAATAGTATCAATTTGCTTTTCATAAATCTCTTTGATTTTAATTCGTTCCTTTTCTATCGTGTCAATTCGTGCCTTCAATACGACAAGCGTATCTGAGGTGGTTACAAATTGTAACCGATTGGAATTGCATGAATTTTTCCCAATAATCCATGCAACAACTAATCCAATTGCAAACGCAATCCATTTAATAAATTGCTCCTTCATGTATGCGGTAGTTTTTGACATGGAACGCTTTATTGATTCCTCGCGTAATTATCGCGAATCCGTGATTGTATTTGGAGTAAGGATTGTAATCTGGACTTAACTCGGATAAACAACCAACACCCCAACACGTTATCACCTTTCCATTGACATCGCGCTCCGTGTGTTCTGCGGTTTGGTGATGGTGGCCACACATGGCATTTGCTTTTGTCTTGAGAAACAACCCACGCGCCACGTTAACGCTCGGTAAAAATTGCTTTCCAAATTCGTGACCATGAAATATCGATAGGTCGCCAATGTTTAATTTGCTTTTTCCATCGAGCCATTTAATGTTATGCTTGTCGCAGTGCGTTAGCGTTGGAAAATCAAACGCATCAATGTCGAATAGCTCTGGCGCTTTAACGCGCATATAACGCCAATAGCGTTCTTCATGATTACCTTCTTTGTAAACGATTTCAGCGTTGGGAAATTGCCCTCTTAATTCGTGTAAAAATGTGCGCATCGCATATAACTCATCCTTAAACTTTCGCTTCTTTGGATCTTTAACGAAATCACTTATCATGTGGCAGTCGAGCGCATCTCCATTTAAAACAACCGTATCAACTCCCTCATCAATTCCCGTTTGGATTGCTACGCTTAACGCGTCAATGTCATGATATGGAATGTGAATATCGGATAAGATTAAAACCTTCTGACCTTTAATATCAAAATGCTTTCGACCTTTCGCGTATGACTTTGGCAGGTTGAATGGATTGCGTGGTCTATCGTCATTTCTCACGAGTGTTTTATTCTTTGGAGTTTTGCCATCTTTACCTTCAATTCTGCGCAATGCACTGCGAGCATCTTCAACACCTAAAAAAAATTCAAAATGCTCTTTGCTTAATTTCTTCGCCAGTGTTAGCGTTGGCGTGTTAGGAAATCTCTCTCTTAATTCTCTCGCTAATTTTGTTTTGCTTTCTTCTTTTTTTGGCATAGTCAATAAGGTTTGTAAATAGTTTTTCCGTTGCTCTTAATCGCTCGTAAAATTTGTTTTCTATTTACTCCCTTGTTGTAACTAACATGCACCCAATCAGGCGAATTTTCCGTTCCAAACTCCCAAATGAGTTGGTCAAATGTACAATTATTTTTAATATAATCAAATATGTCCTTATTGCATACTCCACCCAACAAATCTCCATCGATGTCGATGGCTTTACCCTCCATATGTTGAGAGTTTTTACTACCACCAATTCGGTTGTTTAATTCAACGCTTCTGAATCCACTCGTGATTGCGATGGGCTTTCCAAAATGCTCACGCACTTTATCAAATATCTCGGTGCAAACTAATTTAAGATTCGCAACTTGTTCAGCATTTGGAATGTTTTGAATTTGCAACACACTTGCCATATTGCTTTTTATGACTTCTTGTAAAGTTGTGTATTTACTTAGTTTGCTCATCCTTCATTATCTCGTTTAAGTCCTCGTTTTTCCTTCCTATTAATGTCTTAATCTTACCCCACAAATCTTTTCCTGTAACCGATTCAATGGATTCAACAATCGATTTAAACTCAATTACCGCAACCACCGTTGCAATGAGTTTCGTGATGGGTATTAACTGCTCGATTATGTAGGTTTCAATTAAAAAACCGCTCACGATAGCCAGTTGATACAATAGCATTTTTGTAATGCTGTCGCTCATCCTTCGTGAACGAATTTTAATTCCCAATTTAATTGCCTTCCAGATTCCCACAACCATATCTGCACCAACCAAGAATCCAATGGTAATCATTAATTCTTTTATTGGAAGGAAGATTGTAACCAATGCGAGCAACCAATACTTTGTCTTTAAAAACAACAACTCCTTCATCATTTCTTTACCTCGTATTGTTTTTTTAGATATTGCTTTAACAACTTCTCGTATTGCTTTTTTCTGTTTAATACGATGGTGGAAGGAAATCTTTTATTGTCCATTTTAATCGGTTATGTTTGTAACTATCGCTAATCAAAAAACTACTTTTTCCGTATGGGTTGCGATCGGGTGAAATGTCGTTATTAGTGTTCGATGTGTATTCGGGAAACAACGTGCTATTATAGCACAAGTATTGAACCAATCTATTTGTATAATAACGAGCGTTGTCGCGTGCAGCTTCCTTGAGTGATTCCATTTCGCCCTTCGTTACTGGCGTTGTATCTTCACTTTGACGGCTTACAAGATTTCCGTTGTCATGCTTGTACAAAAGTGATGGATATAACTCAACCATTGTCCACCACAATAACGATTTTAACACGTAATCATTCAACAATGTTTCGTAATCGCCAGACAAAGTTCCTGCGCTAACATCTGATTTGATTTTATTCATTAAATCAGTACCAAGATAGTTAGTGATTTGCTTATCCTGCGCCAAATAAATGGCAGGTCGAATAATGTTTGGATCAACAGCATCGGTAATAGCTGTGTATTTCTTTAAGTAATCTTCAGTGATTAATAATATTTCGGGTTGTATTGCCATTTTTATTCGTATTTATTTAATTCCAAAACGTGGATTGTCGGGTAAAAATCCATTATAGGGCATATCTTTTGGACGCGTTTCAACTAAATAATTGTTGCGTACTTTATACCCTGCTTTTTCCGCCATGCTCCACGCTCTTTTTCTTGCGTTTGGGTTGTTTAAATCCAATCCAAATCCCTTCGCGCTAATGTATAATTCTTTCTTGAAGATATGGCCACAGTTACCCCCTCCTTTATACAACCAGACGCTATATGTATCAGCCCCATACGGCCCCCAACCTGGATTAACTGCCTTGTTGTTTAATGCCATTAAATCCTCTTTGCGGTATAGCTTATCAGCAGCAATCATCTTGCGACAAAATGGTCTTGAAGATGCAGTTAATTTTCCAAAATAACGATAACGCACGTAGTAAGTTTTGCCATCAATCACTTTATCTTGTTCGCTCGTTGCATTTGGTTTGGCAGTGCCTGTACTTACCGCTTGTTTCACTTGTTCGATACCATCGAATATGTGCGCTAATGCTTCGTTTTCGATGTCGTCATTCTCGTAATCAACGTCATAGCTATCTAACAAAATCCAATCTTCATTTGGATCTTCACCCAGTGCAATTAATTCTTCTGCGATGTCATCTAAATTTACTTCCTCGCGTTCAATTATTCTCGCGGCCCAATCACGACCAGCATCACCGCCCCACAATTGCCAAGCGATACGACCTGCGGATGGAAATCCTTCTTCGCCATTATTCCAACCACTCGCTTCTTTATCGACTTCATGACGCGCAAAGTAACTATTCATGCGCTTCACTGTATCGAGTGATAAATTACGTTTATTGCTAATGTCACGCGCTCTCGCTACACCTACTTCCGTTCCACCTCTACCATATTCATCGCGCCACTTTAAACCAAGTTCCGCTTCTGCGGCCATTTCATCGGTGGGAGCAAAAGAGTTCTCCTCCGCTAAAACTTTTTTTTTTTGCTCTATTTGAGTGGTGGGAGTAGTATTGGCAGGCGGTGAATAAATCAAATCATTCTGCGTTATTTGAACTGTTGCATTTATTGCAATAACTGAAAATAAATATTCAACGCTATCAGTAATCATTCGTTGAAATGGCTCAATTACTTGTTTGGTGAAAATCCACATTGCTTGTTTCATTTCATCAGTATTACTGCCTAATCCACCACCATCGCGAATACCGAAAAGTAATGGACTTGTAACGCGGTGAGAAATCAAAATTTGTTTGGTGCTTTCTTCACTCAAAAATTCATATTGTTTATCTGCATCAGATATTGGAAATGAAGTGAACTCTACACCCCTATCACGATCCTCGTTGAAAAAAGTTAAAACCTTACCTGCATTCTCCGCTCCTTGTATCGCTTGTTGCAATTGGTTCTTAATCATTCGTTGTTCCTCTAACGATGGAATGCCATTGTTAAACGAAGTAATTAATGAAGGAAAAAAGCCGTTTAATATATTATTAACGTGATATTCGCTAATCTGACGCGTTAACTCGATGTAATTTACACCACCTATATAATCGGGTTTGGGATAATATTCGCTACCCGGTACAATCGAATGAACGAACATCACTTGTTTTGGACATTCATCTTTGTAATCGGGATTAAACATTGGAATATAAGAAGGTGTGTTCTTCTTTTTGCGCGTGTCGTTCCAATCACGAGAGTAATAAATACCACTCACATCATCATTGTCATCGCTCACGCATAAACGACAATTCTCAAAAGGCAAATGATTTATTTGTGCAATGGTGCTTCTATCCATCGACCAAATAATTTCCCAATAAAATCCACCGTGCAATTTCAAATCGAGCGCGGTGCTGTGTCTTATCTTATCTAATTGTAATCGTGTGATTTCATTCGATGCTTCTGCGCTACTTGACACGAATGATTGTCCTGCAATCATAAACGCAATCGAGTTTACAATGCTTCCGTGTACTGGCGATTCGTTATATAACTCAATGAGATATTGCGGAAATGTATTCCCTTCACCATAACTCACAAATCCCTTCCTATCTTCAACTTCAATAGGTTGAATCTTTACATATTTGGACAACTCAACTTGCGTTGCTCCTATGCGTTGTTTTATTTCGTCAACTAAATTAGGCATTGTATTCAATATCAGATGGGATTGTTAGTGTTGGTTGATCGTAGTAATCAATGAGCGAACTGAATTGAACAAAACCTCTTTCAATTTCACCGACCACCACAGCGTCAGTAGGATCCAGGTTAGTATTTGAATTTTGACCGTAAACAATAAAATTCCAACGGCCACCATGATTGATGAGAATCGATGCGTTAGTTGGATCATCAGCATTCGTACTAATACCCAAAGTTGTAATTCTTTCGTTCTCATCTATAATGGTTGGAATCACGTATAACAACTCCGAAGTTAGTTCATTTTGTAACACCAATAAATAATCGGTGTATGTTGTTGAAAAAAGTAAACTCCCCTGCTTAAGTGAGAGCAGGAGAGTTTGAGATGCAGTATTTGATTGCAGGTAATTCACTCTGCAAATGTAT